GGGGTCGAACAAGAAATTCTTGGGGTTGACCGGCATGATCTTGACCGCGATGCGGTTTTTCTCCACCACACCGATGGCCGCTTGGCCTGTCTGGCCAGGAATCGCCTGAGTCGCTGGCTCAAAGATCTTTTCCGTCTTAACGATGATCTCGCCGATGCCGGTGCCGTAGATTTCGGCCATCAGCTCGATTTGATCAATCGCTTTGCGGATTTTGTCCTGCTTGAAGTCCTCCATCAGCTGCGCTTTGAGCACTTCAACGTCCAACGGATCGCCGTTGATGTCTTTCAAGTCGTCTTCGATGTCGAAAAACTCGCCTTGCCCGAAGATCGCTTCGAGAATTTCTGCGTGTCTGGTTTCTACGGCTTGTTGCGTAGCTGGCGTGACAATTCGGCTACGTTCAGAATCACGTGTTTTATCCTCCGCAGCCCACTCACCCCTAAAAATGCGCTCAAACTCCAAATACTTTTCCAAGTAATTGGTGTCCCGCCAATCTCGCCAGCGATCACAATGGTCTACGACAAAGGCCGTAAGTTCTTTATCGCTCTGTGTTGGCTCTTCGAATTCATTTTGATCCATCATGCTACCTCGTAACGATTGTATTTGCGGTTGTTCTCGACGGCGGGGATGACGCGCAGGTTACTAGGGACATGGAGGCCGCTGACAAACTCACCTTGTAGCGGGATTATATGGTCAACGTGCCATTTCTGGTCGCTTTCGCGATTTCGCATCGCCGCCAGTTGGTAAAGGCACTCAATTTTCAGCTTATCAAACTCTGACAGCCAAGCTGGTGTGCGCTTGAGCTTTTCAGCGTGGCGTTTAACGCAGTACGCGTTGACATGGCCCCGGTTAGCTTGCACCCAGTTACTTTTGTAAGCGTTTCTTTGCTCACGATTTGCTTCTCTAAATTTTGCGTAAATCAGTTTGGCTTTGTCAGGATTAGCAGCCCGCCAAGCGACAGCCCTTTGGTTCCACTCGTCTTTGTTGGCTTCGTACCTGTCAATGTGGTCGCCCTTGCGGCAATCTTTACATGCGCTGCGATAGCCGCCAGGGCCACTTTTTTGCTTATGGAAAGACAAAAAAGGCTTTGTCTCTTGGCAAACGGAGCATTGTTTCATCACACACCTGATATTACATCCATCGGCTGCCATTCGTCGTCATCAGCATCTTCAAAGTAGCTTGTGACGGCCAGTTGGTCGATGTAGGACAGCGCATCCGGCAAATCGTCGTGGACGCCTTGCGATGGAAACATCAAAAGCTGATCCACGAAGATGGACCAGTCTTCTTCGCTGTTCAGGACGATTCTACCGTGCTCGAACCGCCCCTGCAATGACCAAATCACCCGGTCTGTCTTTTTTCTATTGCCATGCGTAAGATCGACAATATGGGAGTAAACATTGTTTTTTCGCATGAGATCAGAGAGGTATGGAAGCACCGCGTTCTTAAGAGCGCCGCGCTCTATCCCTACACTTAACGGTCTGTAATCGCGCATTTTGGTTAGGATTTTTGAGGCTGTGGCTCGAATATCCCAACGTCCGTGCTCGATCTCTTTGACGAACCACTTGCCGTCGTCGGTCACCTTGACGACCGCGATCGCCGACTCGTCCAGCCGCTTCTTACTGTTCGCCGCCTGCTTGGCCACTTCCTCGAACCCGGCCAAGTCCACCGCCACGAAGTAGCTCCCATAGTCCGGCTCTTCGCCGTACTTGATCCAGTCCTCTTTGAAGACGTCGGCGCCCGCATTGCTGAACGATGCAAGGTATTCCTGCTTGAACGCAAACGTGGATAGGGTCTTTTTCGCTGACTCAATCTCGGTTGGGTCGATCAGCGGGTTGTCCTGCGTGGTGAAGTGCCAGCTTTTCCAGTCGCTGTCCTTCTCATCCTGCCCCAGTTTCCACAGGTCGTGAAACCAGTTCCTCCCCTTGGGCGTGCCGATGAACATCGCCCGACCTTTCCTATCGGAGAGGGAAGCACGAATAACTTGCTCCCAAGCCTCTGGCTTGATGTCGGCCACCTCGTCCAGAACTGCATACGTCAGAGAAACGCCGCGCAGCGTGTCCGGACGGTCTGCGCCCCTGACGTAGATACGCGCGCCGTTGACCATCGTGATGTCCAAGTTGTTCACATGTGAGGACTGGATCACCTCTCGCCCCAACTCCAGCAGCAAGTCCCAGATAATCTGCCTCGACTGCCCCATCGTCGGGCTGACGTACAGCACCGCCGAACCCGGCGGGCACTTTAACGCTTCGATGATCAAAGTCGTCGCCGCCAGTCTGCTCTTCCCACAGCGCCGCCCTGCGGCGATCACCTTGAACCGGGTCTGGTCTGCGTAGACCTGCTGCTGCCAAGGCAGGAGTGAGAAATTCAGATCAGACATCTGTTATGTCCTCAGCCGGGATAATCTTGGGCGCTTCACCTAGGCCACTGATCGTGATGTTGATGGCGCTGCGCTGATTCTTGTCCTTCTCGAACATACCGATCGGCAGCGTCCTGTCCATGCACATCTTCAGCGCCGCCATCTGACCAGGGTGCTCATCATTTAGCGCAATCTGGATCACCTTCTCTGCGACATCCTTGCCGCCAGACCTGATCATCAGCTCTTTCAGCTCTCGGATGCGTTGGTGATCCGTCTTCGGCAAGACCGCAGGCGGGTTGGTTGCGTACCGCTGGATCGTCATCTTGACTGGTCGGCCTCTTTTTTTCGGTTCCACTTTGCCCTTTCGGAGTTAGTCGCCGGATTGTAGGTCAAATAGTCTTTTTTTCTTTAGCGGTAAGCCGTGGGGCTGTTTTCCCGTTTTCACTTTTTCGGAGGGTTGGAGGCACCCGTAATCTTTAAGACTTAGCCAATACCCCTCCCCCCCATGTCAACTATTCCAAGCTGGCGACCAGCGACCAGCGACCAGCGACCATGTGGCTCGAGCCGGTGGCCAGCGAGCCGGCGTGCGTGGAGATATAAGCTCGAGGGTCCATTATCCGCATACCTGGCGGCCATCTTGGCCATCACTTGGCGGCCAGCGCGGTCAGCGCCTGGCGGCCACAATCAATCTAATTGAGAATGATTCTCATTAACCGATAACGCTATATGCTCGAGCGGATCGCCAGGCCGGAAACCTTGCGCGTGAAGATGCGCATAAATGGCCAGCGCAAAATGTAAACCCTGCGTGATGTCACCGGCGCCAGCGGCCAGCAAAATGGCGCGCTCAGGATCGCGCAGCTTGCGAGAAAAATAAACCGTGTCAATCTTGCATGGCCTGGCCATAAAAACCTTTTCTGGGTCATCTGGGTCAAATTGTCATGACAATTTTATCGCTGGATCCACCGCGCTGGTGACGTGGGTGCACGCGCGAGCGTTCCCGCTTATACATATATATTTATTTTTATAGACTAAAGAAAAACAATGACAATTTGACCCAGACGGGCCGCAAACCCGCATGGTTACGCGGGATCGCCTGGGTCAAACGGTCCCAAAAAGATGACCCAAGCATGACCCAAGCATGACCCAACAGTCGCAAACGTGACAGCGAATTGTTTACATGTGTAAAGAAATGCTTTACGATCGGGTCTCCCTCACGGGAAGGGCAAACCGTAAACAACTTAGGAGCAAACAAGATGAACAAAGCAAACACCCGCGAATTGAACAAAGCGCTGGCCTGGATTGCCACCGGCGACGCTGGCGCGATCGACGTCGCATGCCGGACCCTGGCCACAATCCAGCGCGCAGGCACGGCCAGCGATACCAAAACGATCCTGGCCACCATTAAGGATTTGGGCCTCTCGCATAATTTCTACACCGAAAACCATTGCTTGATGGCCATCGACTAACCAAACCAGGGGACCACGGTCCCCAGCTAACCAAACCAAACCGGAGAAAAAAACCATGCAAACCGAAATCGACAAATTGAAAACAATGGCCGTCGATCAATATGAAATCGATGGCGGCGAGATGCTCGAAACCTTCGACCTGGCCGATTATGCGGAATTGATCGCGGAATTCGAAACCGCCGCGCGCGCGTGGGCCTGGCATCTGCGCATCACTGAGGCGCGCCGCGAGGCGGGCGGCTTTTATGAGACTTTTTAAGGTGGCCACAATGAAAAACCAAATTCTCGACATCTTGGCCGCGCTGGCGATCGCTGGCGCGCTGCTAATCGGCGCGCTGGCCTACTTTGACGTCTTAACCAAATAAGGGCACACAATGAAAAATTTTCTCGGCTTTATCGCATACGAAGGACCCAGCGAAATCGACGGCGCGCCGATTGTCGTTATCGTCAACAAAATCGATAGCGCCAGCGAAAAC